TGAAGCTAGCATAGCTAGTACAATAGAGTCTTTAATAACCCCTACGTCTATAACATTAACAATCCCAAACTAAATTAGTATATTTACACGTAATAATACACTTAAGTATAACAATTAAATATAATTAAAATGAAAAAAGTAAAAGATGTACCTGTAGTATCTAAAGCCGTATCTGAAGAGCAGCTTATTAAATTGCAAGAATTAGTTAAAAACTTGCAACAGTATCAATTAAAAATCGGCGATGTTGAAGTGCAAAAGCACCAATTATTACACGGTTTTGCTGAAGCTCAAAACGGTCTTGAAGTATTTCAAAAAGAATTAAAAGAAGAATACGGCAATGTTACCATAGACATTAACTCTGGTGATATCAAAGAAGTTGAAGATGAGCCTAATACGGAAGATTAGTATTGGAAGAGACTATAAAAATGACGCCATGCACTATTCTGTTGGACAGGAAGTGTATGGTGGTCATACTATAGCTAATATAATAGAAGAAGATAATCAGTACTCTATATATATACAAAAAGGAAACGAGTTATTGCCTTGGAAAGATTTTAATAAGAACATGGCAATCGCAATTGAATATGACTTACAATATTAATGAAATCAATTTTTAATTTTATAGTTAAGCCTAAATCTGGAAGATCAACTTCAGCTAAAAATATAGACGGAAGCGAGTTGCTTTTAAACACAGAGCTTCAAAATCATAATTACGTAAGTAGACAAGGTGTTGTACTATCAAAGCCGCTAGCTGTTGAAACAAGCATAAAAGAAGGAGACGAAGTTATTTTGCATCATAATGTTTTTAGAAGATTTTACGACATTAGAGGCAAAGAAAAAAATAGTAAAAGCTACTACGCAGAAGATAAGTATTTCGCTCAACCAGATCAAATATATGCTTATAAAAGAAAAGGCATTTGGAAAGCTGAAAAAGGTTTTTGTTTTATAAAACCAATAAAGGAAGACAAAATGTTTTCTATAGATTTTGAAAAGCCTGGTAAAGGCATAATCAAATATACTGATGGTAGCGTGGAAAGAGACACATTGGTTTCTTTTAAAGTAGGTATGGAATATGAATTCTTTATTGAAGGCGAAAGACTATATAGAGTGCCATCCAATCAAATTACAATTAAATATGGACATCAAGGAAACGAAGTTGAATATAATCCAAGCTGGTCACAAAGCAGTTGAGGAGTTAATAAAGGTTGCAGGAGAAAAGATTGTAGATTCAGGGGACGACATATCAGCTGATAGACTTAAAAACGCCGCGGCTACTAAAAAGTTAGCTATATTTGATGCCTTTGAAATTCTTAATAGAATAAAAGATGAGCAAGATATGCTTGACGATAAGCCGAAAGAGGAAATGATTCAGAAATCATTTAGTGGGTTTGCAGAAAAAAGATCTAAGTAATGTACGAGCAAACTTTATATAAAATAGTAGAGCCTGTAAAACTTACAACCATCTCTAGGCTTAATAAAGCTAAGAAATGGGAATATGGATACAATAAAGAAAATGATATTGTTGTAATAAGTAAGACAGGTCAAATAGGCGAAATATACGATATACAAGGACTTAAGATAGCATTGCCAAAAGCCCCTGCTAAGTTAAGTAAAATTAATAACAAGTGGAAGCCAGAGGAGTATCCTAAGGAGCTTAAGTCAATTAGCAGTATATTTGACTGGAGGGAATATCCGGAAAGCTTTCAGACTAAATGGGAACCCTATATAGATGAGCAATTTAAAAGAAGAGACGAAGGTCATTGGTTCAATAATAAGAATGTGGACACTTACATTACTGGTACTCACTTTATGTACCTGCAGTGGAGTAAGATTGACGTCGGGCAGCCAGACTTCCGGGAAGCAAACAGATTATTCTTTATATTCTGGGAAGCTTGCAAAGCGGACTCACGCTGCTACGGAATGTGTTACCTTAAAAACCGTAGGAGTGGATTTTCGTTCATGTCCTCAGCTGAAACTGTTAACCTCGCGACAATTTCCTCGGATTCACGGTTTGGCATATTGTCAAAGTCTGGCTCTGACGCTAAAAAAATGTTCACAGATAAGGTTGTACCGATCTCCGTCAACTACCCGTTCTTTTTTAAACCAATCCAAGACGGAATGGACAGGCCAAAAACCGAGCTTGCCTATAGGATCCCCGCCTCGAGGCTTACCAGGAAATCCATCCAAGCCAGAAAAAGCACAGAAACTCTTGAGGGATTAGATACAACGATTGACTGGAAAAATACTGGTGACAACTCCTATGATGGAGAAAAGTTAAGACTATTAGTACACGACGAAAGCGGAAAATGGGAAAGACCAGATAATATATTGAACAACTGGAGGGTAACTAAAACAACTCTTAGATTAGGGTCTAGAGTTATTGGTAAGTGTATGATGGGATCAACATCAAACGCTTTAGATAAAGGAGGTTCAAACTTTAAAAAGCTTTACGGCAATTCTAAAGTAACAAAAAGAAACAGGAACGGCCAAACAGCTTCCGGCTTGTACTCTTTGTTTATTCCAATGGAATGGAATTATGAGGGGTTCATTGACGAATATGGAGCTCCTGTGTTTGATAAACCTACAGAAAAAACAGTGGGGCCACACGGCGACATTATAGACATTGGAATAATAGAGCACTGGGATAATGAAGCAGATGGATTAAAAGGAGACCAGGATGCTTTAAACGAATTCTATAGACAGTTTCCGCGCACAGAGGAGCATGCCTTTAGAGATGAAACAAAAAACAGTATATTTAATTTAGCAAAAATATACGAACAGATAGATTATAATGAGGATTTGCGAAATACTGCTGTTGTAACAACCGGTAGTTTTAGTTGGCAGAACGGTGTAAAAGATTCAAAAGTTTTATTTACACCAAACCCGCAAGGTAGATTTAAAATTAGCTGGGTTCCTAATGCTATTTTGCAGAACAGACAAGTTATTAAAAATGGATACAAATATCCAGGGAATGACCACATGGGTGCTTTCGGATGTGACAGCTATGATATATCAGGTACAGTTGGAGGCAGTGGATCTAAAGGCGCTTTGCATGGGTTGACTAAGTTTAGTATGGAAGACGCACCTCCGAACTCTTTCTTTTTAGAATACATAGCTAGACCACAAACTGCTGAAATGTTTTTTGAAGATGTATTAATGGCTTGCGTGTTTTATGGAATGCCTTTATTGTGTGAAAACAATAAACCTAGGCTTTTATATTACTTTAAAAGAAGGGGATATAGAGGATACTCAATGAACAGACCTGATAAGCTTTGGAACAAGTTATCAGTGACAGAAAAAGAAATTGGTGGAATACCTAATTCAAGCGAAGACATTAAACAGGCTCACGCCGCAGCAATAGAATCTTATATAGATAGATACATAGGATTAAAAGAAGATGGAAATTATGGTGATATGTACTTTACTGACACCTTAAATGATTGGGCTGGTTTTGATATAAATAATAGAACAAAGTTTGATGCGGCTATTAGTTCAGGGTTGGCAGCAATGGCTTGCAACAAAAACTTGTATAGACCAGTAGGAGAAGTTAATAAACAAAAGTTAAATTTAAAAATCGTTAAGTATAAACAAGACGGTTCAACATCGAAAATAATAAAATAAGTATGGCTGATTCAGTTGTAAAAGGTTTTTTTCCTAGTCAAGTTGCTAGTGATGCTGAAAAAATTTCAACAGAGTATGGGTTGAAAGTTGGTAGAGCTATTCAAGACGAATGGTTTAAAACGGATAGAGGTAATTCAAGATATGAAAGTAATCAAAATACATTTCATAGATTAAGACTATACTCTAGAGGGGAACAATCTATACAAAAATATAAAGACGAATTATCTATAAACGGTGATTTATCTTATTTAAACTTAGATTGGAAGCCCGTACCAATTATACCTAAGTTTGTAGACATAGTTGTTAACGGAATGTCAGAAAGAACGTTTGATATAAAAGCTTACTCTCAAGACCCTTATGGCGTTAGTAAACGTACAGATTACATGGAGTCTATTATTAGAGACATGCAAACCAAAGAGCTTAACGAATTCGCTAAAGACAATTTTGGCCTTAATTTATTTGAAAACAGCCCTGAAATGCTACCTGATTCAAAAGAGGAGCTAGAGCTGCATATGCAACTAAGTTATAAGCAAGCGGTTGAGATAGCGGAAGAGCAAGCAATTCAAACTTTACTTGACGGCAATAGATACGATCTTACTAAAAAGAGAGTAAATTATGATTTAACGACTATCGGTATTGGAGCTGTAAAAAATACTTTTACAAAGTCGGAAGGTGTTAAAGTTGAGTATGTTGATCCAGCTAACTTGGTTTACTCTTATTCAGATTCACCTTATTTTGATGACATATACTATGTAGGCGAAGTAAAAAACGTTACTATTAATGAACTTAAAAAACAATTTCCAAATTTAACAGAGGATGAGCTGAATAGAATATCAAAAACAGCATATCAAAATAACGGATTCTACGATCGATCATTAACAAATTACGATGAAACCGATGCTAACACGGTTCAGATTCTGTACTTTAACTTTAAAACTTATATGAATGAAGTATATAAGGTTAAAGAAACAGCTACAGGAGCAAGTAAAATCTTATTAAGAGACGATCAGTTTGATCCGCCGGTTGAAATGCTTGAAGAACAGTTTGGAAAAATGTCAAGATCTCTTGAAGTGTTATACGAGGGGGTTTTAGTTTTAGGAACGGATATGTTGCTGAAATGGGAAATGGCAAAGAATATGATGCGTCCTAAGAGTGATTATACT